GAAGCCCTGCGCGCCGCGACCCGCCAGACGCCGTCGACGATCGCACGCCTCGCCTCGATGAACCCCGGCACCCTCCACGGGCTCATGAACGGCTCGCGCCAGCTCAACATGGCGGTCCTGCAGGACATCGCACGAGCCATCCACGTCGACCCCGCGTACTTCCACGAGTACCGCGTCCTCGCGATCCACGAGGCCATCGACTCCCTGCTGACGCCGGAGCGCTCTGCGCGCGCGTACGCGGCCATCGAGCCCACCTACAACGCCGCCCGGCCGGAGCCGAAGAACGCGGCCGGGTTCACGACGACCGCCCGGCCGGGCACGAATACCTTTGCCAATCCTGCAAAGCGAGTCGAGGGCTCTCGGGCATGACCGCCCTTGCACGCCTGACCGAGGAAGAGGCCTACCTCGCCGCGATCCTCATGGACCCGACCGGTGTCGACATCGCCGAGTTCCTCTGGGAGGACACGGAGGCATCGCCCGACGGCTGCTACCGCCTCTGGCCCTTCCAGTGGCCCTGGTCGCACTCCGGCGAGCAGTACGAGATCGACGCGATGGCCCGCCAGCTGGGCAAGTCGTTCTCCGTCGTCTGGAAGGCGATGGGCTTCGTCTTCCAGCAGCCCGGCCAGGAGATGCTCGTCACGGCGCCCGAGCTCAACCACCTGGAACTGCTCACCTCGAAGATCGAGGACGCCTTCAACCGCTACCGCCTGCTCGACGAGATGCGACCGCGCACCGCCGCGCGCGGCATCAAGAAGCAGCCGCACTGGACCATGAAGTGCCAGAACGGCGCCACCATCATGACCCGCCTGCCGAACCGGGACGGCCGCGGCGTCAAGGGCACCCACCCGGTCGTGATCGAGCTCGACGAGGTCCAGGACTACCCCACCGCCGGCTACACCGAGCTCATCGAGACGATCAAGACCACGGCCGCCGGCATGACCTGGCGCGTGCACGGGGTCTCGAAGGGCGTCGGCCGCGACCTCCACTACACGCTCACGCAGGGCAAGAACGAGGGCCACCGCTTCTACGTCCACCACTACATCGCCGCCCACCGGCCGGGCTGGACCGACGAGGAGCGGCAGACCAAGATCGCGCAGTACGGCGGCGACGAGTCGCACCCGGACTACCAGCGCAACGTCCTCGGCCTGCCCAGCGACGCCGGCTCGACCCTCTTCGTCACCGCTCGCCTCCTCGCGTGCGTGCGCATCCGCGAGAGCGAGTGGGCCATCGAGTACAACGACGACGTCTACGCGCGCATCAAGGTCAACGACGCCCTCGTCGAGCGCGTCGGCGCGATCGAGTCGCTCATCGACCTGCCGATCTGCCACCTGCGCGAGGAGTACCGGACCTACTGGGCTGGCGCCGACATCGGCTTCACGAACGACCCCACCGAGATCCTCGTCTTCGGGTCGCTCAAGGACGGCACGGACCGCCTCCTCGCGCGCATCCGACTGGAGCGCATCTCCGCGCAGGACCAGGTCCGGGTCATCAAGCACGTCTTCGAGTTCTACGGTCTGCGGCTGCAGCGCTTCGGGATGGACCGGACCGGCAACGGCCTGCCGCTGATGCAGTTCCTCAAGGACGACCGCGCGATCGCCGAGCGCATCGTCGGCTACAACTTCGCCGAGAAGCGCCCCGTGGAGTTCCAGGATCGCGAGCCGCGCCAGGGCGAGAAGCCCGAGGACATGGTCATCGTGCGGAACGTCAAGGACTACGCCACCGACGAGCTCCGCAAGATGGTCGACGCGAAGAAGCTGGAGCTGCCGTTCGACGACGAGCTGCTCAAGGAGTGGCAGGGCCAGACCGCCTACATCGTCAGGACCTCGAAGGACGACGACGGGGTCAAGCGCTCCTACGGCGGCGGCGCCTGCCACACCCTGGACGGCGCTCGGATGTACGCCGCGGCCAAGACACTGATGGCCATCGAGAAGCTGCTGGAGAAGCCCGCGAAGGCCGCACCGGTGCTCGATCGCTTCTTCTAGGCGTTCGTTCGGCTTCGTCTCGGTTCGATTGACGAGTACGTGCCGACCGCCACCGTCCAGCCCGGATCCCCGTTCCGCTCGCCCGCGCCCGCCGTCCCGGCCGCCCAGACCGCCTGCGGCTCGTGCGGCGCCGTCTTCACGATGGGCCAGGCGCACATCTGCGCGCCCCGGATGACCAACGCCGGCATGGCCGCCATGCGCCAGGGCCTCGGGACCCGCGAGGAGATCCAGGGCGAGCTCGACGAGATCGCCGCCGCGATGCGGGGCTTCTACCTCAAGGCGCCGGACCAGGTGCTCCGTGAGTGCTCCGCCTACTCGGCGCGGCTGACCGAGCTCTACGTCCTCCTGCACCGCGCCGAGGGCCTGGACCGGCAGTACACCCGCCTCCGCACCCAGCAGGTCCAGGTCTTCCTGGACGAGATGCGCGAGCAGTGGAAGACCGCGAGCCGGCTCATCGAGGTCCAGCGACAGGACCTCCTGCTCCTGGGGGGTCAGGCGTGACGAGCATCGACACCGGCTGGGTCGGCGCCAGCGCCGTCAACCTCACCGACCTGCCCGACGAGGTCATCCTCCCGAGCGTCCGCGAGACCGCCCAGTACCTCCAGAACTGGGTGCGCGAGACCCGCGCCCAGAAGGCGAAGCCCGGGTCGCTCTTCGACCGCACCAAGTTCACGGCACCCAAGGGGCCGTACGAGGAGATGGAGGTCGCCCGGACGGCGGTCCGCGACGACGACGTGGTCTCGGCGGCCGCGGACGTCACCGAGGGCCTGATCCTCCAGGGCACGGCGTGGGGCTCGTCGAGCGAGAAGGCCGCCGACGTCATGAACCAGGTCTCCGCCGGGCTGGACCTCGACGGGTACCTCCGCGCCGCGTACCGCGAGCAGTTCACGTACTCGCAGGTCGTGTCCGCCGTCTGGTGGGGCAGGCGCGACTTCGTCCCGCGCGTCCGGACGACCTCCGACACTCCGAACGCGGACGGCTCGAAGCGCACCTACCCGCAGCGGAAGGCCATCACCCTCAACGTGCCCACCCGCATCGTCACGCTGGACCCCCGCAAGGTCGTGCCGATCGGGGACACGATCTTCGGCGAGCAGCGCCTGGCGTGGCACGCGACGGCCGGCATGATGTCCGCCTGGACCGCGATGGAGGATCACCCCATCGCGAGCTACGACGCGACGATGGCCGCCCTCTTCCTGGGGCCGTACACGCCGTCCGACGACGAGGCCATGCGCCTGTCGGAGTGGGGCGTCGACCCCAAGCGCCTCATCGAGTTCCGGCCGGGCGCCGTGTGGCGGCACACCCGCACGAAGCCCGACTACGAGCCCTTCCCCGACCTGCGGATGCGCTCGGTCTTCCGCCTGCTCGACCTCAAGCAGCAGCTCCTGGAGTCCGACCGCGTCATGCTCGTCGGCGCCGCCAACTACATCCTCCTGGTGAAGAAGGGCTCCGACGCCCAGCCGGCGTCCCAGCCCGAGGTGGACAACCTCAAGGAGGGCTTCCAGGTCATCGCCAAGCTCCCGGTGATCGTCTCGGACCACCGGCTGAGCATCGAGATCATCTCGCCGAAGCTCGACGCCACCCTCATCGCGGACAAGTACGACCTGCTCGACTCGCGCATCCTCGCGCGGCTCTTCGGCGCGCCGACCGTCAACAGCGGCGCCCGCGGCGACCAGACGGCCGGCACGACGACCCGCATGATGCAGCGCCACCTGGAGACCCAGCGGCACATGCTCCGGCGCACCGTCGAGGAGCGGATCCGCGACGCGATCTGGGAGCACCCGGGGAACGCCGAGGCCCTGCGCCAGTTCAAGCCGGACGAGAAGCCGAGCCTCTTCTTCACGCCGCGCAACGTCCAGCTAGACAACGACAGCCAGGTCATCGCCTCGATCATGGCCGCCCGGCAGAGCCGCGACCTCTCGCGCGAGTCGTTCCTGGAGACGCTCGGCTTCGACCAGGACGTCGAGGCGCAGCGGATGAAGCGCGAGGCCGACCTCTACGACGACATCTTCCAGACCCAGGTGCCTTTCAGCGCTGACGGTGGCGATGGGAACCAGGGGGCGGGCGACAAGCCGAGCGAGCCGAGTCAGGTCTCGGGGGCCCGCGGCGGCCGGCCGGCAGGGGGCGGCCAGTCGCCGCAGTCGGCCAAGGGCCAGGTGAAGCGCCGCACCGCGAGCGGGGCGCCATCGACGGGAGGTGCGAAGTGACCACGGCCGAGATCAGGGACCGCCTGAACCCGCGGCTCCCCGGGCGCCGGATCCTCCGCGCGGTTCCTGCGCCCGCAGGTTCCGTCACGAGCGCGCCGGCCTTCGTCGTCGAGGACCCGGACTCGAACCGGGTCGTGCTCGCCCAGCCGATCGAGACCGCCGCCTTCACGGCTGACGACTTCCTGCTCAAGTTCCGCGGCCGCCTCGTGCGCGCCGAGCAGGCGAACCGCAACGGCGCCTTCTGGTCCTCGAAGGACCTGGAGTTCGGCCTGCCGTCGGTCGCTCACGGCCCGCTCAACTGGGGTCACGACGTCGCGACGATCGTCGGCACCCTCGTCGACCCGAAGCTCGTGAAGGCCGAGCACGCCGCGGCGGGCGCGGGCACGCACATCCAGACCGGCGCCGTCATGTGGGCCTACCTCTACCCGGAGCGCGCGCGCGTCCTGCGCCAGCACATCGACTCCGGCACCGCGTGGCTCTCGATGGAGTGCGTCTCGAACGAGGTCGCGTGCGTGGGCCCGAACGGGTGCGGCGCCGTCATGCCCTACGCGGACGCGCAGATGCGCACTGGAAAGGCGTGCCAGCACATCAAGGAGCGCGCCTCGCACCGACGCTTCGTGAACCCGATCTTCCAGGGCGCCGGCGTCATCGTGCCGCCCCAGGCGCCCGGCTGGGCGGACGCGCACATCACCGGCGTCGCCGAGGCGGAGGGGCTGGCCGAGGCCGCCTCCCTGCAGGTGCCCGGGCTGAGCGACGCGGACGTCGTCGGGATGGTGGCTTCGATCCTGGAGTGGTCGAAGAACAAGGCCGCGAGCTGACCACAAGCCAGCCCGCGGCTCGCTTCGAGGAAAGGGGCCGCTCGTGACCCTCCGGAACCGCATCGACGACGAGCGCAGCAAGGGGGGCGGCTGCCTCCTCGCGCAGAGCAGGGCGCGCCTCCCGGAGGACGAGCGCACCGCCTTCGACGAGCTCATCGGCGCGAAGGTCGGGGGCGAGTACGAGTTCTCGGCCCGCCGCGCCGTCGCCATCCTGGCGGAGTCGGGAGTCAAGGTCGGCACCACGCTGGTCCTCACCCACCGCCGCGGCGAGTGCAGGTGCTCGCGATGAGCCTCAAGGAGAGCATCGCGCAGGAGCGCGCGTCCCGGACGCCCGGCGAGATCGTCAGCAAGGTCGCCGACCTGCTGGAGCGCTCCGGCATCGACATCGAGGACGTCGGCCGCATCCACAAGGTCGAGCTCGGCGAGTACCAGGCCATCACCAAGGACGACAAGGGCGTGGCCCACACCCACGACCTGGAGCGCGCCTCGCTCGTGCTCACGCCGAAGTGGGCGGACGGCCCGGCATGGCCCGTCGTCCAGCCCGCGCCGCAGGCGGTCATCCGCGGCCGGAAGCCTCCCCGCCGCTCCCCCGCGCTCATCCGCAAGTGGGGCACCGGCATCCTCCTGCCGGACCCCCAGATCGGCTTCCGGCTCATCGACGAGGTGCTCGACCCGTTCCACGACGACGGCGCGATGGACGTCGCGCTCCAGGTCGCCGCAGCCCACGAGCACGAATGCGGCGTCGACAAGATGATCAACCTGGGCGACTACCTCGACCTCGCGACCATGTCGCGGTTCATCCAGGAGGCCGCGTTCGCCCAGACGATGCAGCCGGCCGTCGACCGCGGCTACCGCTTCATGGCCGAGCAGCGCGCGACGGCGCCGAACGCCGACCTCGTCCTGATCGAGGGCAACCACGACCGGCGCCTGCAGAACTTCATCACGACCAACGCGCTCGCGGCGTTCGGCCTCAAGCAGGCGCAGCGCCCCAAGAGCTGGCCCGTCCTCTCGCTGCCTCACCTGCTGCGCCTCGACGAGATGGACGTCACGTACATCGATGCCTGGCCCGCCGGCGAGTACTGGGTCAACCAGAACCTCCGGTGCATCCACGGCAACAAGGTCCGCTCGTCCGGGTCGACAGCCAACGCGGTCGTCAAGGACAACCCGGCGATCTCCACGGTCATGGGCCACATCCACCGGATCGAGACGCACTACAAGACGATCGGCACCCGCAACGGGCCGCTCCGGACCGCCGCGATCTCCCCCGGGTGCCTGTGCCGCGTGGACGGGGCGGTCCCGAGCGTCAACGGCTCGACCGGTCTCGACGGGCAGCCGGCGGTCCACTGGGAGGACTGGCAGCAGGGCGTCGGGGTCGTCAAGTACACCGACGACCGCTTCTTCGTGACCGTCCACCAGATCGTCGACGGGGCCACCGTCGTGGGCGGGCAGGAGTTCAAGGCCTTCGCCGCCTAGCCACCCCCGAGGGGCGTTCTCCAGGTCTCTGACCTGCGAGGACGCCCCTCTTGCTGTCTCTGGGGCATTCCTGCGGGCGCACGATTCGGCGTTCCTCCGCAAGCCCGTCGAGTACCTCCCGCGAGGCCCGCGCAAGCCAGGCCTGACTTCGAGCGAGGAGGAGGACGGCTCATGGCACGTGAGCTCGCACTTCCGCGGGAGACCGCGGAGGACGCAACCGTCCCGCGTGAGGTGGCAGCCGAGGAGCGCACCTTCACGGAGGGCGAGACCTACGCACTGGTGGCGGACAACGTCGCCCGTGAGACGGCGTCGCTGCAGGCGGAGAAGGCCGGCCTGGAGACCCAGGTCGCCACGCTGACCGCGGAGAAGGCCGAGCTGCAGAACCGGCTCGACACCGAGACCGCCCGGGCGGAGAAGGCCGAGCAGGACTTCGAGGCGTACAAGGCGGACGAGGTCCGCAAGGCCGAGCTCGCCGAGCTGGCCGGGACGCGCACGAAGGCGGTGCGCGAGGTGGCCAAGCACCTGAAGGACGACTTCTTCACGCCCGAGCGCGCCGAGCGCTGGGCCGCGATGGACCAGGCGGACTTCGACACCTACCTCGCCGAGATGGCCGCCGCCTCCGCCGGCGCCGGCGAGCCCAAGCCGGGTGCGGAGACCGCCGCGCTCGACAGCACCGCGATGTCCGGCGAGCAGCCCGCTGCTCCCAAGGGCGGCGCGGCGTTCTTCGACTTCCTCGGAAGGGGGAACTGACGTGTCCGACTACGGCAAGAACTTCGGCTTCCGGCGCTCGGAGCCGGCGGTTCGGGAGGGCCGGCTCAAGGTCCCCGCGAGCGGCACCTACCTGCAGGGCGAGCTGGTCACCTACAACCCGGCCAAGCCCGGCGAGCTCACGCACGCCGCGGCCGGCGCCGCGGTCCAGGCCGGCTTCACCGGCCTCCTGATCCAGGAGGAGGGCTGGGACGTCTCGGCGTTCGGCCCGCCCGTCGTGGACAGCAACTCCAAGGGCAAGGCGCTCAACGCCAAGCCCGGCGTCATCACGACCGGCGCCGGCCTGAAGGTCTGGCTGCGCAACACGGCCACGGACACGCACTTCGACGGCCGGGTCATCCCCGCCGTCACGCGCGTGGACCTCACCGGCGTGACGGCCATCGGCGACGAGCTCCAGTGGGACGGCGCCAAGTACGTGAAGAAGAGCACCGGCGCCGCCGTGCTCAAGGTCACCGCGATCGACGTGGCCGGCGGCTACGTCGAGGCGGTCCTGGTCGGCTGACGAGAGAGGAGATGACGATGCGCAAGACCAACGTGCTCTCCCAGCTCATGGCGAGCGCCCCGCGGCGCGAGTTCGCCTCGGTCGAGCAGGAGCGGGCCTACAAGACGGCCGCCGACGCGCTGAACGCCGACGCCCAGGCCAGGTGGGGCGACCCGACGTGGCACCGCGAGCAGGCCGCCCTGATCGCGGAGCGCCTGGAGTGGGGCTTCCAGAACGACAACATCCTCGGGTCGTACTTCCCGACGCAGTCGGTCGGGCAGTTCGACAAGGTGGTGCTGGAGGAGCTCCGCGGCCTCAAGGTCTTCTGGACCGCCCGCAACGGCCAGATCGACGAGAGCCAGATGTCGACCGACCGCTTCGAGCTGCCGCGCGAGACGCTCGGCTGGCACGTCTCGGAGTTCGAGGACAACTGGCAGGCCGACTACGCCGCGACGGTCGAGAAGCTGGTGGCGTACGCCCGCCTGCGCGAGACCGCCGAGGTCAACCGCCGCATCTTCTCGGTGCTGCAGGAGGCCATCCCGTCGTCCTCGCCGTACTTCGAGGACGCGAGCTCGGCCGGCCTCAAGCCGGAGGTGCTCAACCCGCTCCTCTCGGAGGTCGCGGACATCGCCCCGCCGAGCAACGGCTCCCTGTCGATGCCCCTGGCGATCGTCGGCCGTGCGGCCGCGATCGACCAGATCTCGGACTTCACCAACTTCGCCCCCGAGGCGCAGGAGGAGATCCGCAAGAAGGGTCGGCTGGGCGTCTACCGCGGCGCGAACATCGTCCGGATCACCAACTGGACGGACGAGGACGGCAAGCCGTACATCCCCGAGGACGAGGTCTTCGTGATGGGCGGCGACCTGGGTCGGTTCGTGAGCTACGGCGACGCGAAGTTCCGGACGTGGTCCGAGGACGCGACCGACCACTTCCACGCCCGCTCGCGGCGCGACATCGGCCTCGCGATCTACCGGCCGCAGTTCGCGCGCCGCATCAAGGTCGCCTGACCGAGCACGGCAAGGCGGAAGGCCCCTGGGGACATACCCGGGGGCCTTCCCCTTTCTGCGGTAGCAGGAATCGGCGCGTCCCGGCGGTCGAGGGGAACACGTGTTCGATGGACACGTGGCCACCCACTCCGGAGGAGACAGATGAGCGAGACCCCGCAGTACGAGACCTGGGAGAAGACCACCGCCGGCGGCGTGTGGATCCAGAACGTCGACCCCGTGCGGAACACCGAGACCCCGAAGCGCGTCCGCGGCAAGTCCGGCTACCGGTTCCGCATCCCCACCCGCGACCGCGAGGCCACGAGCGCGCGCTTCTACGAGGCCGAGCGCGACCCGTTCCGCAACGGCACGCTCGTGCGCGTCGACATGGACCCCGAGGCCGTCATCGAGGCGATCCCCGGCTACGACGCCGACCAGGCCCTCACCGACGAGGCGCTGGTCGCGATCTTCGCCAAGAACGGCAACGCCTTCCAGTCGGCGGTCAAGAAGCTCAACGAGCGCAACTGCCGGCGGCTCGCCGACCTCGCGGCGGCCAACCCGGAGACCGTGCGGGCCGCCCAGGTGACCTTCCTGAGCTCGTACATCGTCGAGAACTACCGCGTCGGCGGCGCCCCCACGGACCCCGACGACTGACCCTGGCGTTCACGTCGGTGGCGGGCGCTTGGCTCCCTGGTCGCGCCCGCCACAACGAAGGCCGGAGAGCCGGCTGATTACCGGCTGAGACCCGACCTGCGCCCTCCCTGCAGAGCCCCCGCCGCCCCTCGCTACCGGGCCGCGGGGGCTCTGCGCTGTCCGCTGTCGAGTGATGGGGCCATGACCGACCTCGCAGACCTCCGGGATGCCTACAAGCGCGAGGTGTCCCTCCCGGGAGCCTTCGCCGCCGACTTCCCCACGATCAGCGACACCCAGATCGCGGCCGCGCTCGGGGACGCCTTCGGCGAGGCCCAGATCGACGGCTTCTTCTCCACGATGGCCCTGGACACCGACGACTGGAGCATCACCCCGGACCTCAGCACCGCCGGCGCCGCCCTCGTGGTGATGTACGCCGGGATGCGGGTGCTGCGCCAGGAGATCAAGCGACTGGCCGCCTCAGCGGAGTACAAGGCCGGCCCCGTGCAGTACAAGACCGGCGCCTCGCCGCAGGTCCTGACCGAGCTCCTCAAGCAGCTGGACGCGCGGCGCAAGGAGATCATCAAGAGCGCGCAGCGCGGCGTCGGGACCTCGACCTTCATGATCGAGGGCTACGCCTCGCGCGCCGCGTCGAGCAACTTCTACGGCGGCCTGTTCCCGTACGAGGTCGCTCTCCCCCGCTGGAGCGTGTGATGGCCGGCGCGATCCCGGGGTTCGCCGCGGCGGCCGTCCGCGAGGGCCTCCGCCTGCCGATGCGGATGGGCCTGCCAGTCGACGAGGCCCAGTGGCCCACCTTCGTCACCCCCGGAGCCGTGACGGCGCCCGAGGGCGGCATGGACGCCCACGGCGTGCCGTGGGACCCCGCCGCGACGCCGGTGCGCGAGCCCGACAGCCGCGTCCACGTCGTGTGCGCCGTCGAGTGGGAGTCCGGCGGGGTCAAGGTCGAGCACTTCGGCACCCGCCAGCCCGAGGTCGCCGTGATCACCCTCCTCGACGAGGAGTGGGCCAAGGTCCGCGGCTTCGAGTACGTCGAGCTCTTCCCGGCCGGCACGCCGGTGCGCTTCCACTACCGCAAGGTCCGCGGCCGCTACGCCCTCGACGTCGTCGAGGTGTTCGAGATCGAGTGCAGCACGGAGGATGTCGCGTGACCGTCCGGTTCGCCTCTCGCTTCATCAAGCACAGCGTCGGCCAGGCGATCGAGGCCTTCCTCGCCGAGTACGGCTGGACCACCGACCGGCCGCCGTTCGGGACGGACCGCGTCGTCGTCGAGCACCGCGCGCCGGAGACCAAGGACCTCCGGCCGCTCGCCGGCAACGTGGTCTTCATCTCCTTCGGCGGCGACGACGACGTCCGCCCTCGCCAGATGGGCGGCGGGATGCTCCGCCAGGGCTACGTCGTGTTCGTCGACGTCGTCGGCACCGACGAGTCGATCGCCGACGCCCTCGCGGGCGACCTCAAGGACCGCCTCACGGGCCTGTTCGGCGGCACCCGCTACCTGCGGCCCACCGACCCGAGCACCGGCCGGGAGCTGCCCGGCTACCTCGGCGAGTTCACCGACGTGGTGCGCGACCAGCCCAGCGGCGAGCGGCGGAACTGGTACTCGATCTCCTGCACGCTGGAGATGGACTTCCCCGCCACGGACGACTGATGGCGTCCGACCCGGTCGTCGCGATCGTCGGCGAGCAGCGCAAGCGCCTCATCGGCGCGATCCTCGGCCACGCCGAGCGCGAGATTTACCCCTCGCTGACGGTCGCGCAGCAGCAGGCCTTCCGCGCGAAGGTCCTGGGCGCCATCGGCTCGTTCAGCGACTTCGTCATCGACGTCCTCCGCGGCACCTCCCAGGGCCAGTGGGTCAACGACGACGCCATGCGTCTGCTCGCGGAGATCTCCGCCCAGGTCACCAACCTCGCCCGGGAGGACTAGTGCCGCTCGTCGCGCGCATCCCCGTCGCGGACACCGGCCTCTTCATCACCATGCGGGTGGGGAGCGACTCGATCATGGGCCGGCTGGAGGCCAACCGGCCGAAGCGCGTCTCGTGGTCGCGGATGATGCAGGTGATGCAGGCCTACAACCACGAGATGGCGGAGGAGCTCCAGCTCCTCGTCGTCGAGATGCAGGAGCGCTCTCGCCTGCGGCCGCACGTGAGCACGAAGCGCTGGGAGACCGCGACCCTCAACGAGGGCAACGCGGCCTTCTGGAAGAACGGCTTCGGCGTGGGCGTGCCGAAGTACCTCGACGAGTCCGTGGCGAAGTACTGGCGCCAGATCGACGAGGGCTACTCGGGCCACGCGCTCCAGCACCGGATCATGTACGGCGTCTTCGGCGAGAACCTCGGTCCGGCGGCCGGCTTCGCGAGCGGCCCCGGCTACTACGGCGCGCCCGCGTGGTCCTGGGTCGGCCAGGGCGGCCGCGACGGGAAGTTCAGCCCCAACCGCCGCGGAGCCGACGGCCACTACGGGCCGCCCGACGGGATGCCTCGGCCCCACAAGCTCGCGGCCCGCGGCGGCTTCGCCCGCCAGCGCGCGACCACCGGCTCGACGCGGTTCGAGATCAAGAAGGCGATCGCCGGCCAGCACATGTACGCGCGCGCCTGGGACGCGTACCGCCGCACGAACCGGCCGTTCCAGCTCTTCCGGCAGGTCGTGCTCCGCGAGCTCGGCGCCCAGCTGGGCCTGACGAAGTTGCCGAACTCCGTCGAGGGCGTCCTCAGACTGCTGTAGCGAGGGCGGCGTCGGCCTCGTCTTCGAGCCCCATCGCGAGGAGCATCTCGGCGCGGAGGAACGCGATCCCCTCGGCGGCCGCGGTCCCCCACCGCTTCAGCACGTAGCCGTCGCGCGTGGCCAGCGCCTCTGTCGCGCGCATCGTCTCGATCGCGTAGGGCTCCCAGACCCGCGGCTCCGCTGGCAGCCTCTCGGCGAGCTCCAGCGCGAGCTCGGCATCGGCGGCCATCTCCTTCGACATCACCGCCATGTCACGGACGACGTCGCCGGGCAGCGGTCGTCCCTGCTGCTCGCTCAGCCGCAGGAGCGCAGGCCACGTCTTGGTGACCATCGCCGGCGACCCGTTGTTCCACTGCTCGCGCAGGATGCCGACGACCTCGGCCCGGAAGCTGGAGCCGTCGTCGACGTTGGTCGCGAGCGCGCTCAGGTCCGGCTCGGCGACGAGGTCCACACCACCCAGGGTCATGAGCGCCTCGGGGTGGATGCCGCGCCCGGTGTCGCTCCGAAAGGCCCACAGGTCGGTGAGGCGCCCCTCGGGCAGGTTGCGCTGCGTGAGCCAGCTGCGCACGGCCTTCGTGTTGGCGAGCGGGGCGTTCGGGTGGACCACGCCCTCGATGATCGTCGCCTGCCTGGGCGGCCAGCAAGGTTCTCCAGGACCTGCGAGCGCAGGATTCGCTGCCCCCTCCGTCGAGTACTTCCTCCGTCAAGTCGTCGGCCCCTGGCGGGCCATGCGTCAGGAGGTACTCATGGCGATCAAGGCCGGAAGCATCATCACGGTCGGCCACGGGACCACGCTAATCGAGCGGCTCCAGTCCGGTGGTCCCGGCCAGCTCAACATCCCGAAGACCAAGGTCTACGAGCTCGGCAACTACAAGGCCGTCGCGACCGTCCGCGACACCCCGGAGCTGACCTTCACGCTGGAGAGCTTCGACGTGTCGACCGACACCGAGGCGCTGCTCTGCGACGTCAGCCCGGAGACGGACGGCATCGACCTCGGCACGGCGATCCCGCTCAACATCATCCAGAACTTCAAGCCCGGCAAGAAGCTGGCGAACCCCTTCACGGCCGCCAAGGGCGTCGCGATCCCGTACCTCACGGTCGAGTCGGTGTCCTACAAGTTCGGCTACAAGGACAACGCCACCGAGACCGTCACGCTCAAGGGCGACTCGATCTACTACACGGCGGGCCCGGCGTACATCGACGAGTTCGACGGCACCGGCACGGCGGGCCAGCAGGTGCAGCTCTCCCACCCGGCGTACGCCTACGGCGACGGGGCCAAGCTCACCCGCGTCCTCGCGGTCACCGTCGGCCTCAACCGGCTCACGGAGGGCCCGGACTTCACGCTCACCTACGGGGCTGTCACGGACGGCGCCTCGCCCGTGACGGTGCACCTGGTCGAGCCGGTCGCGGTCGGCACGAAGATCCGCGTCACCTTCCACTCGCCGGACCCCGTCACCTACCCCGAGACGATCCACACGCCGGCGACGCTCAAGCCGGCCGCGATCCGCGGCAAGGACATCAAGGTCTACATCGGCGGCTACGACCCGGCGCACCCGTCGGCGAGCGCTGCCAACCTCTGGACCGGCGTCCAGGACGTCTCGGTCGACTGGCGCGTGACCCAGGAGGTCGAGAACGAGCTCGGCAACGCGAACGCGGTCTCCCGCGACTTCGACACCCCGACCTGCTCGGGCTCGATCGGCATCCTGCCGCGCGACGTGGCGGACCTCTTCCGCAAGATCCGCCTCATCACGGGCGTGACCGACCTCACCAAGGCCGTCGGCCCGGACGTGGCGGTCCCACTGCCGCTCGACATCGTCATCACCGACCCGGAGACGGGCGGCACGACGCTCAAGCGGCTGCACGTCGACGACGCCCGCTTCTCGGTGCCGGGCTACAGCCCGCGTGTCGAGCAGAACGTGACGATGAGCCTGGAGTGGGAGTCGGACGAGGGCGGCCTCACGGTCTTCCGCGACCTCACCGCCCCGGTCATCACCGGGCTGGAGGAGCCCAGCGGCAAGGCCGGCGACACCGTCCTGATCTCGGGCGTCAACTTCATCGGCGTCACGGCCGTGAAGTTCGGCGCGACCGCGGCCACGTCCTACACCGTCCGCGGCCACCGGCAGATCGAGGCGGTGGTCCCGGCCGGCACGAACACGGTCGACGTCACCGTCACCAACGCGAAGGGGACCAGCGCCGTCGACGACGACGCGAAGTTCACCTACATCGCCTGACCCCTCCCAGCGCCGCTGGCGCTTGGTCGCGAGGCCGGTCGAGTGCTCTCCCCGTGAGGGCCTCGACCGGCCTCTCGCATTGGACCTGAGCACCACCCTGGAAGAGGAGCCTCATGGCAGGCACGCTGAAGCGCATCCAGGACCTGTTCCGTCAGGGAGAGGTCGTCATCCTGGAGCCCCGAGATCCCGAGACCGGCGAGGTCGTCGAGCGGATCCCCGTCTACGTCAAGAAGCTCTCCGCGCTGGAGAAGGACGAGGCGATCAAGGACGCCCGGTCCGCCCGCGCGCGGCGCGTCCTGACCTTCGACCGCGATGAGGACGAGCAGCTCCAGCTCTCCGCGCTGCTCGCCGGGATGACCGACGCCGACATCCACGAGGACCTCCTGCGGCGCAAGGCCGGCGAGTTCCTCCACCAGGCCGAGGACGAGGTGCGCTCCGACCCCAAGTGGCGCGAGCGCCTGGAAGCCATCGACCGCGCGTCGATCGTCGACGACGGCGCCGCGAGCGAGCAGGAGCGCCAGGTGCTCGCCGACCTCCTGGAGGAGTTCCAGAAGGCCATCGGCAAGGACCACCAGCGCCGGATGAGCGCGCACCTGCGCGAGCTGCGCGACACCCCGCGCGAGGAGCTGGAGGCGTCCTACCGGCAGGCCTGGCGGGACATGCTCGGCGCGACCTCCTTCTACGAGGCCCGGCGCCAGTCGGAGATCTGGTACGCGCTCCGCGAGTGCTCGTGCGAGCTCGACGCCGACGGCCGCCCGGTCCAGGGCACCGAGATCATCGGCGGTCGGCTGTGCGCCACGCGTGCCGACGTGAACGACCTCCCGGACGACGTCATCGTCCGGGTGCTGCAGTCGCTGGACGGGGAGATGACCTCCCGTGAAGCGGGAAACTCGGGCGCTCCGTCGGCTTCCTCCGGGTCGTCGGAGCAGCGAAGCGCGGAGGCGGCATCGACTCCCTCTACCCCGAGCGCGACGTAACGAAGGCCGGCTGGGACCTCATCGAGGCGGTCTCGGCGGCCATGTCCGTCCTCGGCTGGTTCGAACTGCCCGAGGACCAGGTCCCGCCGGAGACGTACTGGCACAGCCCTGACCTGATCGAGGACTGGTTCAAGGCCGTCAAGCGCCGCCAGGACGACCGCAAGCGGGGCTTCGAGTCGATCGATGAGCCCGACGGCGACGACGACTACGTGGACGACGAAGTGGCTGCCCTTCGGGGCTGACGCGGAGGGGGTGAGGGCGATGGCGGAGGAGTCCGAGAACGTCCTGATCGGCATCGAGTACACCGGCTCGGCTGCGGTCGAGAAGTTCGGTGCCGACCTCTCCGCGGTGCCAGCCGAGCTCGGCGCGGTCATCAAGGAGATGGCTGCCGTCGCGGGCAAGGACGAGAACGTCGTCCGGGCCTCGGCCAAGGCCCTCGCCCAGGCCTTCATCGCCACGTGGAAGCTGGAGATGGCCGAGGCCCAGGGCCTCCTCTCCGGCGTCGGCATCAACCGCGGCAACTTCACCTCCACCGCCGTCGGCTCGCTCGGGCTGACGGACCCGAAGCAGCTCGCGGCCGCCACCCGCGTGATCGAGCAGGTGCGCCGGCAGATGGACGCCGGCGCGTCCTCGGTCCTCAAGGCCACCGACCTGGCCCCCACCATCCGGGCCCTCCAGCAGGTCGAGAGCCAGGCAGACCGCACCCAGCGGGCTCTGCAGGGCGCGGCCGCCGCACAGGCCAAGGTCTCGTCGACGCCGACGGTCATGCAGCGCGACCTGCAGGCGATCCAGAAGGCACCGGTCGCGCCCGACGTGCGCGAGCGCCTCACGAAGCAGCTCGCCCAGGACACCCCGGTGCGCCAGGCGATCGTGGAGCGCCGAGCCGCCGGCGACGACTCCGGCGCCCGCACGCTGGCGGCCGACCTCGGCACCACCCGGTACCAGGTCATGGCCGCGGACAAGGAGTACCTGGACCTCATCGCGGCGCTGCGCCAGGAGTCCGCGGCACACCGCGAGGCCGCCGAGGCCGCTCGCGTCCGCGCGGTGGGCGGCTCCGGCGCCTCGATGGGTCTCGGCGCCCAGATCACGCCCTGGCAGGTCGGCCGCAGCGCCTACTGGCAGACCGACATGGGCCAGCGGTTCGCGACCCAGATGGGCCTGCCCACCTCGGCCTTCGGCGGCCCCACCATGCCGGCCGCCGACGCCTCCTGGTGGCAGCGGAACTTCATGCCGGGGCTGTCGGCGCGCCTGACGGAGCAGGTGGCGGCGCTGCCCAAGGCCGAGCAGCGCCAGGTCTCCCCCAACCCGGGCTTCAAGCAGTCCTTCACGACGGCGTTCACGCACGAGGACGAGCCCGGCGCCTTCGGCCAGATGGTCGGCCAGACGGCGCGCGTCTCCCTCTTCTACGGCGTCGCCTACCGGGCGCTGTCCGCCCTGCAGCAGGGCCTGGAGCAGGCCGTTCAGGAGACGGTGGCGTACGAGGACGCACTCACGTCGCTGAACATCGTCACCGGGCGCACGCGGTCCGCGAACGAGGAGCTGGCCGGCACCCTCTCGGACATCGCCGCGGCCGCCGGCTACACGCCGTCCCAGGGCGTCGCCCTGGGCTCGAAGGCGCTCGGCCTCTACGGCGTCGCGAGCGCCGACCAGGCCACGCAGGAGCACACGATCGAGGTCTCGGCCACGGTCGCGACCCGCATGGCACGCGTGGCGAACGCCGACCCGGTCGGCACCCAGGGCCAGCTCGCGGGCGCCCTGCGCTCCCTCGGCTGGGGCATCGACCGCCTGCCCGAGCTGGAGGACACGATCTCCTTCATCTCGCGCCAGACGGGCCAGGCGCCCACCGAGCTCCTCGGCGCGGTCTCGAACATCGCGACGCTCGGCACCCAGGCCGGCTTCACCCCGCAGCAGCTGGCCGCTCTCGTCGCGCAGGTCGGCACGACGACCGGCCAGAACCCCGAGAGCACCGCGGGCCAGTTCCGCCAGCTCCTGTCGCGCTCGGCGCCCGAGATCGCCTCGCAGGCGTCCGGCATCGTCGGCGTCGACCTCACCGGCCTGGACCTGCAGCAGATCTTCGCCAAGGTCTCCCAGCTCAGCCTCAGCGCCGACCAGCTGAACGCCTTCGCGTCCCTGTTCGGCAAGGGCGGCTCGCAGCAGGTCGCCACGATCCTCACCCAGCAGTACGGCGCGGTCCAGAAGCTCTCCACGGAGGCCCAGGCCCCGGAGAACGCGGGCTTCGGCCGCCGCGCCTACGACGAGGCGATGACGTCGTTCGGCAACCGGGTCAAGGAACTCGGCGGCCAGTTCGCGCAGTTCGGGGTCGCGCTCATCGAGACCGGCGTGCTCGACTGGCTCGGCGCTCTCGTCGTCGCGATCACCCAGCTGGTCGAGGTGGGCACCAAGGTCCTCGGGTGGTTCAACGAGCTCCCGCGGCCCCTCCGATCGGTGGCGCTCGCGCTGGCCGAGGTCTACGGCGCCGCGCTCCTGATCGGCAAGACCGGGATCGGCGCGAAGGCGCTCGGCGGTGTCGCCGGCACCGCGCTCGACCTCCTGCCCACGCGGGTGACGAACCGCGTCCTCTCCACGAGTGCCGACGCCGTCACCGAGTCGCAGGTGACCCGGCTCTTCGCCCGGGGCGCCCAGGGCCCGCTCATGGCGGACGGGCGCTTCGCGACCAACCAGGTGTCGGCCGCGACCCTGCGCGCCGCGCTGGGGACGGACGTCTCCGCCCTCTTCGCCCAGGGCGGCCCCCTTCGCCTGTCCGCGGACGCGCGTCTGGCCGCGTCGCAGTCGGGCACGCTGCTGGGCCGGGCGCAGGGCGCGACGGGCCTGACCGGGCTCGGCATGGCCGGCGCCGTGGGCGCCGCGGCGCTCGCCGCAGGCACGATCTACGAGGGCTTCAAGGTCACCAACGACGCCCAGGCCCGCGTCGACGAGGCCCGCGCCGCCCTGGCCGCCGCGAAGAGCCTGGACGAGCTGCGCGACGCCACGGCGCTCGCCCGGAACTCGATGCAGGACCTGCGCCAGGAGGGCCTGGAGGGCCTCAAGACCGGCGACGTCGTCAACCTCATCCCGGCGCTCATGACCTCGCTGCTCACCGGCGGCGAGAAGAAGGCGCTCCAGGAGACCGCGGACGAGGGCCAGCGCCGCGCCGACGCTCTCCAGCAGTACCGCGACACGATCGTGGCCGCCGACAAGTCGAACGTCTTCCAGGACTTCTCGGTCGACGGGATCAACTCGACCCTCAAGGAGCTGACCGACCAGGGGTACAACGCCTCCGAGCGCCTGGAGCTCCTCAACCGCGCGCTCTTCGACTTCACGAAGCAGACGGCCGGCGCCAAGGACGCCTTCGCGGTGCTCAACCCCGAGGAGCGCACGGCCGTCGGGGCCAAGTCCGGCCAGATCCTCGTCGACGCCGTCTCCAACGCGAAGTCGCTCTTCCAGGTCAGCCAGTCGGAGTGGACGTACGGCGTCAACACCGACCGCAAGGACCGGCCGAGCTCGTACGCGCTCGGCGAGGCGATCGACCGCTTCACGCTCTCGTCGAAGGACGAGACCGCGCTGCGCGACGCGATGGCCCGCACGATGGAGGAGTCGCTGGCCACCTGGTCGGCCGGCGGCGTCATCGACAAGGAGGACGTCGACCGGATCGTCGCCGACGTCCAGTCCGGAGCCCAGACCGCCCTCGGCAAGGACCGCTGGAACGACCTCGTCAAGGACGGCCAGGTCGAGCTCTTCAAGTCCATGCTCTCCTCGCAGGTCCGCGGGATGCTCGCGGGCTTCGGGGGCACGCTCACGCGCGACAGCATCGCGGGCTTCATGCAGGTCGCCCCCCAGGTCGCCCAGGCGCGGGGCGAGCTCGTCCAGCAGCAGACCGGCAGCTCGCCGCTCGGCAACGAGGCCACCCTGGCCGCGCTGCAGAAGAACCGCGACGACCTCATGGCGGTCGTCGACCAGAGCGGCTCCCCCCTGACCGAGGAGGAGCAGCGCGACCTGGCCAACCTGGACCTCTCGATCCTCCAGTGGAAGCGGACGGTCCTGAGCGACCGCATCCAGGCGATCCAGACGATCACCGGGGTCGCGCAGTCCAGGCTCGCGGACGACGACGTCTTCGGCCGGCTCACCCTGAGCCAGCAGTCCGTGGCACAGCAGCGCGCCGCGGACGCCGGCAACGCGCCCTCGATCCTCAACGGCGGCAAGTGGGACCCGGCGTACGCCCAGCGTGAGGCGGCCCGGCAGGCGCAGGAGGTCGCCGACGCCAAGGCCCTCGCGCAGGCCAACCTCCAGGGGACCCAGAACCGTAACCTCGCGAACGTCGGCGCGAACGACGCGCTCGGGCGGTCGCGCGTCGAGATCGAGAACTCCCGCCTCTACCTCAACTCGCTCACCGCGGGCTCGCCGGAGTACTGGGCCGCCGTCGCCAACCTCAACCAGGCCCAGTTCGCCTACGCCCAGGCCAACGCGCAGAACACCTCGGCCAACGCGCTCGCGAACATCGACCCCCGCGACAACCTCGCGCGGATCAACCAGCAGATCGCCAACGCGCGGCGCGAGATGGCCCTGCTCCCCTCGAACCAGCGGGGGCAGTACCGGGAGCAGATCGCACAGCTCAACCAGCAGTACCAGGAGGGGCTGGTCTCCCAGGCGAACGCTGCTGCTACCGCAGGAATCGCAGGCAACCGGTCCTCGATCGACCAGGCCCGCGTCAACCTGGCGAACGCCAACCGCTCCCTGGGCATCCAGCTGCAGGGCACCGAGTCCTACTACTCGGCGCTCTCCGGCGTCCGCGAGGCGCAGTCGGCGCTCGCCCAGGCCGAGCGCGAGCAGGCGGACCGGGTGGCCCGACTCGGCTCGGACCTCACCAACCCGGTCGAGCAGGCGCGCCTCGACGTGGAGAAGGCCCGAGCCCAGCTCACCGCCGACCAGGCGTCCGGCCAGGGCCCCGACGTCGTCACGCAGGACCAGCTCGACCTCAAGAACGCCCAGAACACCCAGGAGGCCGCGGCCTTCAACCAGCGGATCTCCGACCTGCAGACGGCCGAGGACCTCGGGCGGATCTCGCACACCGCCTACATGAGCTACCTGCAGGCCGAGCACGACCGCCTGAGCGCCGTGGCCAACCGGACCCGGCAGCAGCAGGAGCAGCTCGACCAGGTCGACAAGCTCATGAAGAGCGCCTCGGAGCAGATCCAGGGCCAGTTCAACATCGGCGACATCAAGCTCCCGACGATCTACGAGGTCCGGCGGGCGATCGCCTCGAACGCGCCCACCTCCGTCGCGGACTACAGCCACTCGAACAACGTCATCAACATCAACGGCGCCCCGCTGGAGCAGGTCCTGGAGTACCTGGAGACCTACCTCGGCGCCGGCGCTCAGGTCGTCACCGCGACGGCGGGGAGGAAGATCTGATGGGCGTGCTCCGCTGGAGGCTGCAGGACCCGAGCGACCCGTCGCCGGCCGGCACCTACCGGTTCCCCTGGAACCCCCAGAAGCAGACGCCGCCCTTCCCGGAGCGCGCGATCACGACCCAGGCGACCACCGCCATCGACGGCCAGATCCTGCTCTGGGAGGGCATGGCCCAGCCCGCGGCCTGGACGTTCTCGGGCGTGATCAAGGACGCGGCCCACTACGAGGCGCTGCGGTCGTGGGTGTACGACCGTCAGGGCCGCCTCTTCCTGTACGACCACTTCGGCCGCCGCCTCGTGATCGTCATGAAGGCGTTCAAGCCCTCGGCCGAGGCCAACGTGAAGGTCGGCCGCTACTGGCACCACAGCTACGACGTCGACGCGCTCGTGCTCTCGGTCAGCCAGCCCACCGTCGGAGACGAGGGCCCGCAGTGAGGGGCGACATCCCGGCCGGCATGGAGGCCATCTGGCGCTCGGGCAACTACCTCGGCTCGCGCCGCGCCTTCGCGCGCGTCACCGTCCAGCGGCCCCAGATGCGGCTCGACACCTTCGCCATGCAGTCGACGTTCCGCCGCGTGCCGGCGATCACCTCGGACGTCTCGTCCTTCAACCCCTACCCCGAGGGCATCGACCCGACGCACGGCGAGCCGATCACGAACGTCTACGCCGACTACCACTTCACGGCGCCCGAGCCGCCGAAGGAGCTGCCCAACGTCGCCAAGGTCTCCTGGTCCCGGACGACGGACACCGACGCCGCCACGGCCACGATCGAGTTCTGGAACACGGCGCCGCTGCCCCTCGGCGAGAAGCCGGCGAACGGCGACCTCGACCAGCCGGGCTTCTACACGGCCGGCCGCGGCACGGCCGCCTTCTCCTCGCGCTGGGGCCACACCCCGAACGAGTGGGCGAACATGCTCATGCCGGACAACATCCTGCGCACGTACGAGGGCTACGGCTTCGACCCCGACGTCCCGCCGGAGGCAGACCCGCACCTCATGCGGACGGGCGTGTGGAAGATCGATGAGGTCAAGCTGTCGGCGTTCGGCATCCTGGTGTGCTCGTGCCGGGACGACGGACACCTCCTCCTCGACCAGATGGCCTTCCTCCCCGTCATCCCGGAGGACTTCTACCCGGTCGTCTTCAAGGACTGGTCCGACAAGGTCACCGTCCAGTCCCAGCGCACGGTGATCACCGAGACCAACAACGTCGAGCGCCTCACCGTCACGCCCCTCGGCTCCGGCAACGACCGCTGGCCGGAGAGCGCGTACACGGGCGCCAAGGTCTACGGGCACTCGCACACCGACGCCTTCGACGGCGACGCCGCGTCGTACTGGCTCTCGGTGGGCAACGTCTCGCCCGGGCTGCGCCACAGCTACGAGTACGTCGACTTCGCCGTCGGCGGGGCGACCGTCAGCCAGATCCGGTTCTGGACGGTCGGCTCGGGCTATAACGCCTACGTCTCCGTCAGGGTCAACGGCGCCTGGGTCGACGGCCCCGTCATGCCGTACCACCGCGACGGCCAGGGCCGCTACGACGAGGGCGTGCCGTACGTGGCCGCTGTCGGCGGCCTGGCCGGTGAGGGCGAGCACGTGATCGCCCTCGGGCCGATCGCGGGCGTGGATGTGGTCCGGCTGTGGCTGGGCAACCTCCAGAACTTCGGCCTCGCGGGCGCGAAGTACCGCGCGGCGCTCCGCGAGGTGACCGCCTGGGGTCCAGTCCACCGCGTCGACCGGACCGTCGTGACCGACTCGGCCGAGACGGCCCTCACCGCCGGCCCCGCGGGCTCGAACCCCGGCCGCGTCCAGGACTACACGGACATCGTCAAGCTCTTCTGCGCGTGGGCCGGCTTCTACTGGCCGATGGACGCCTACGAGCTCTACTCCGACGGCACGAAGCACCCCCTCGTGCCGGCCTCCCCCGACACCGCGGTGCTCGGCGAGGTCGTGCACGGGCGTGTCTGGGGCGACTTCCAGCAGACGGGCACCGCGCCGCCGAACCAGATCCTCGCGAGCGCCTTCGACAAGAAGAGCCTGCTGGACGGCATCCGCTACATCGCGGACACGATCGGCTTCCTCTTCTTCATCGACGAGACCGGCGGCGTCCAGTGGCGGCTGCCGAACGTCTGGAACGTCGGCAACTGGGTCACGGGCCTCGCGCCCAACCCCGGCCGCACGGTCCGGCCGTGGGTCATCGATGAGCGCCAGGTGCTGCTCGGGCTCGACGCGTCGCTGCAGTCGCGCAACGTCCGCGAGGGCGTGTTCGTCGCGAACGCCGTCGGCAAGGTCGCCGCGATGGTCGGCGGCTACAACCCCAACCCGACGGGGCTGCGCCGCGTCGCCGGCTGGACGGACCAGTACTTCGAGAGTGCTGACGAGGCCCGGGTGATGGCCGACCTGGTCGCCGTCCGGCAGATGTTCAAGTACCGCACGGACCAGGTGGTGATCCCCGGCTTCCCCGGGATCCAGGTCGACGACCAGGTCCGGATCTTCGAGCGCGTGACGTCCGAGGGCTTCATCCACTACGTCAAGGGCATCTCGTCGACCAACGACCTGAAGTCGGGCCAGTGGACGTACACCCTCCAGACGCACTGGCTCGGCGACGACCCGAACGGGCGATGGGTGCTCGACAAGTCGACGCTCAACACCACCACGCTCGCCTACGTCGATTCACTCCAGCAGGGAGCGGAGTGGTCGCGCGCGGGACTGGAGGCATGATGCAGGGCTTCTACAGCCTGATCGTCGCGCAGGACGCCGCGAACGCCGCCAGGTCGGCCCAGGCCGAGAACGGCGCCCGGTGGGCGGTGTCGAGCCACACCATCGAGACGAAGGGCCTCACCTCCGCCAGGATCGCCGACCCGGTGATGTTCGAGGCGCCCTTCACCCAGGCGCCCTACATCTCCACGGGCCTCGCGATCCGCCAGGACGCGGACCCCGCCTCGGGCTGGATCCCGCAGGTCTCCGCGGGCGTGTGGCAGTGGCACCGCAACACGAAGGGCCACTACACGGGCGCCTACCTCTTCGTGCACGTCGGCGCCGGCGCGATCGGGTCCGTCCTGCAGCACCACTTCACGTTCTCCGGCCTGGCCTACAAGGACCTCGGCCAGGACGTCTCCACCGAGGCCCAGCTCCTGGCGCCTCGCCCAGTCGGATTCGGAGGGATCTGATGTCTGGCCTGACCTCGCGGTTCAAGCTGAGCCGGTTCGGCGGTGGCACGCCGGGCACCATCCTCGACGACGGGCAGAAGTTCACCAGCCTGGACCGGGACACCATCGACCGGCTCCTCGCCCAGACCGAGGTTCACGACCACCTCTTCAGGCCCGTGACCCTCGTTGGCCCCGCGGCGCCCACGGGTGCGCTCCAGACCAACGCCGGCACGATGCAGTGCGGCTTCACCTACTACTACCGCTACGCGGTCGTCGACGAGCTCGGAGCCGAGACCATCGCGAGCGCCGAGCTCGCCGTGCCGACTCCGGCGGTCCTGGCCACGCCGGGTCTCCCGGCCGTGTCGCTCGCGACCGACGCCGGCCAGCTCGCGCCCGGGCTCTACTACTACGGCCTCACGGCGATCCGCGGCACCGAGGAGACGCCGCTCGGCCCGGCAGTCCTCATGGCGCTGCAGGCCGGGGAGACCGCCGTGCGCATCGACCTGCCGACGGCCAACGGCGCCACCCAGTTCCGCGTCTGGCGGATGGGCTCGACGGAGTCCGGCTACACCAAGGTGGGCGTCGTTTCTGCGTCCGCAGGTTTCTTCGTCGACGCCGGGTCTGTCCCCGCCGACCCGTGCGCCTGCGACCCCGGCAACGCCCCGCCCCAGGTGAACACGGGCACCGCCTCGTACGCGATCGCCGTGACGCTCCCGACGGACCTCGACATCTCCAAGGCCCGGGGCTGGCGCCTGTACCGGACGGTCTACCCCGGGATCTACCCGACCACGTCGCTCGTGCACCAGGTCGTCGAGCGCGAGCACGAGTGGGACGCGACGTCGGCGCTCCTGCGCACGTGGGTCGACACGGGCGCCCCGCTCGCCGCCGGCCAGCCGATGAGCACCGACCTGAACATGCGGTTCCAGGCGTTCACCTTCGACTCGGCCGCGGCCCTGCCCGACCCGGCCCCATACCCGCAGCGCTACCCGCTGCTCGTCGGCCAGGTGCTCTACGTCAAGGTCGGTACCGAGTGGGTCAAGGTCACCGGCTCGGGGTCGGACCCCTCCGGGGGCACCCCCGCGAGCTCGGTCCTGACCGCACCCGGCGGCGGCCGCTACATGCTCACCGTCGCCGACGACGGGACGCTCACGACCGTCACGACGCCGTTCCCTGGCCCGCCCACCCCGCCGATGAATGTGCAGGTGCACTGATGATCCCCGACGGCGCGTTCCTCGTCCTCGACCCGGCCGCGATCACCCTCGACCCGGGCTACTACTACGAGCCGATCGCCCTCGGCGACGTGCTCCTCACGCCGGGCGAGGTCCTGGTCGGCAACAACATCTCGAACCCGAAGATGGTCTCCACCTACGCGATCGCGGCCTCGTCCCTCCCGTGGGCGGTGAACCCCGGCGCGACGAACGTCGGCAGCGCGACCTACCAGTCGGGCGGGGGCATCACGACGGACTGCACGACGCCCGCCGTCACGATCGCGCAGCTGCGGTACGGCTTCGGCTTCGACAACGTCATCCCGGGAGAGCGCCTCTCGGCCACGCCCGGCGATGTCATCGAGGTCGGGTTCACCGTCACGCCGCTGGCCACCGCCACGATCCGCGTCAAGGTCACGCCGATCTGGTTCAGCGAGGACGCCGCCACGTTCACCGTCGGCACCGCGGCGGGCTACGCGCAGACGATCACCGGCACGAGGGAGTACATCTGGAACCTCGGCGCCGTCCCGGACGGCGTGGACTCCTTCGCGTTCCAGATCGACGTCGTCACCGCCTCCGGCACCGCGACCGGCGGGGTCAAGATCGAGCGCATCTACCAGCGCACGGCGACCGCGGCGATCCACGGCTACGTCGACGGCAGCGTGGCCGGCTGGTCCTGGGCGGGCGACCCCAACGCCTCTGCCACCATGACGGTCCAGCCGGTCGCGGCCTGGACGGGTCGGGGCCTGCGCCTCGAAGGCACGTGGCACGCGACCAGCACGCCGTCGCCGATGTCCATCGTGATGGCCGTGAAGGCGCTCGGCGACTGCTCGATCGCCGTCGGCCGCGAGACGTTCCGCTGGGCCCACGGGGTGGCCAACGGCCTCGACACCTTCGACCTGACCACGGACTACACGCGGTTCGCGTACACCTTCGTGAACCAGCCGACGGTCATCGCCCTCGTGCTCGACAAGTTCGGCAGCGCCCAGATCCAGCTCGACGCGACCCTGAGCCCCGCGGTCCAGAGCGACGTCGCCAGCGGGAACTCGAACGTGACGATCACCGGCCCGATCGAGCTCTACTACCTGGCCGCCCACGGCCAGTGGCTCGCCTGGGACGCTGTCAACTACATGGTCAACGAGCCGCGCCTGCAGGCCGGGCGGTTCGTGACCTGGGACCTGCCCGAGCACGACGGGGGCACGCAGTACACCGGCTTCATCGTAGAGGTCTATGACGCGACCCTGGCGTACCAGCGCCACGAGCTCCCCGTCGGCCCCACCTTCTTCGAGGTCGGCCCGACGGTCGGCACGACGCAGATCCAGGTGCGCGCCGTGAACCCGGCCGGCGTCTCCCTGCCAGCGCGGGCGAGCTGATGGCGCTGCACCGCCCGGCCGTGCTTGCGTACGCCGCCGACCGGCGCGACTACACGGGGTACAAGGCCATCCCGTACAAGGACGGCGCCGACTTCCCCAGCGGCCCCGTCACACCCGCTCCCCCGCGCAACTACACGCCGACCGACTGGGCGTACCGGTCCTTCGGCGCCGATCCCAACGCCGGCGTGCTCCTCGCCGGCCCTGGAGTGGCGTCCTGATGCTCAAGCTCTCCCTGCCCGCATACGACGCCGAGCGTCCGCTCACCATCCGCCTGGTGGGCCGCTCGCGCGTCGCCCCGAACGGCGATCCCTTCTCCGGGGGCCAGGCCTACGCGCCGTTCTCGATCGAGCTCTACCCCGACGCGTGGATCGGGGATGTCCGCGTCGCGCTCGACGAGGCGGCCTTCGCGACCCCTGCAGGTTCCGGCTGGTTCGACTTCGACGTGAGCCACTCCATCGACGTGCCCGCCGCGCTCGGACTCCACGGCGGTGAAGGCTGGTTCCGGCTTTGGTCGGAGAAGTGGGTGCTGATCACCGACTGCCAGGTGAGCTACACGCCGTCTGGACCGGGCGACGGCACCACCGCGCAGGGCTTCTTCTCGTGATCCCTGTCCTCGTGCCACGTCGCCCGGACGGCGGCGTGCGCGATGCCGCCTGGTCGGTCCTGCAGGGCTCGGTGTGGGCGGGTCAGCCGTACGAGGTCGTCGAAGGCTTCCACGCCGAGGGGCCCTTCAACCGCTCGATGGCGCTCAACGCCGCCGCGGCCAGCGCGGGCGTGTGGGAGGTTGCGGTCGTCGCCGACGCCGACACGTGGGTACACCCAGGCGCCCTGGCCGCGGCCGTCGAGCAAGCGGCGCGAGCCCGGCACATGGTCGTGCCGCATCGGTCCTGGCGCTGCCTGACCCCCACGGCGACCGCCCGGGTCCTGTCGACGAGGCGCGCCGTGCCGGGCGAGTGGCACCTGGAGCGGACCGGGGCGGAGGCCGTCTCGGGCGTGCTGGTCGTGCACCGCGAGCAGTGGGACGCCGCCGGAGGGTTCGACGAGCGGTTCGTCGGGTACGGCTGGGAGGACCTGGCGTTCGCGCGGGCCTGCGTGCTCACGGGCGGCTGGGAGCGGCTGGCCGGGGCCGGCGCCTGCTGGCACCTGCACCACGGCCACGACGTCGACCTCAACGATCCCCAGGTGCGGGCGAACGGGCGTCTCTTCGGCGTCTGGCAGCGGGCCGAGAGCGTCACCGATGCGCGCGCCTGACCTCGTCCGCGTCCGCGGCGGCTGGCTGGTGAAGGAGGAGGCCGGCTGGCGCCTGGAGGTGCGTCCGCTCCTTCAGCTCTTCCGGCTCGTCGAGGTGCCGGCCGACTCGCCGATGGAGGTGGGCCGGTTCTGGTGCTACGCGACGTTCGAGGCCGCGGTGCTCGCGGCCGCAGCCTGGTCCGTGGCCGCCGACTCGCAGCCGGTGGGGTGGGTCCGCTCCGGGGGCGCCAGGCTCAGTGCCCCGTGAGGAAGGTCGCCTCCACAGGCACCGTGCTCTTCGCGGGGATGGTCAGCGTCAGCTCGCCGGCGAACCCGTCCGTGGCGGCCGCGGTCACCGCGAGCGAGAGCGCCCAGCGGCCGGCCGTCTTGAGGCGCTTCATCGGCTCGCTCCTGGCGAGGGCAAGGAGGGCCTGTTCCAGCTCGACCTGGCTCGCGTCGGCACCCTTGTCCGGGGCGTTGGTGTTCGCCCGGACCGCAGGGGATGCAGTCACTGTGACTCCTTGATCAAGAACTTACAACGGTGTGGTTCTCGCTGATCCTGTGTATCGCCCCTGCTCAGCGTCGGGGACTTTAGTCCGGTAACACGGGCGATGACCAAAAGTCAGCATTCCGCTGCGCTAGCAGGAATCGCCGCGAAACCTGCGCTAGCAGGAAGCAGCGCCGCTTGCGTCCCTGTCGGAGGCTGTGCGTAGAGTCCTCACCACAAGCGAATCACCGGCCCGGACAGCGGGCCAGGCATCCGCGGCCTGAGCGCCGGGATGAGCCACCAAAGCAATCGGCTGAGGGCGGCACCTGAAAGCACACGCAGGAATGCGTGCGCCTCCAGGTGCCGCCCTCTTTTCGTTTTCCAGGGAGAGTCATGACGGAAGAGGTGCGGCACCCCAACGAGGTGCTGTCGCTGCTCGTCCTCGCGGCGACGGAGGCCTCACGCGAGGCCGACGTCTGCCTGGCCGCGGGGGACGCGGACGGCGTCCGGCAGTACCACGAGCTCCTGCACGGACTCGTCCACTCGATGGTCTACGGCTGGGGCGCCCAGGCCACAGCCCGCGCGATCTCGGCTCTCTGCGCCCAGGCGGTCGTCCTGCTCGACGGCGGCGACGGCAAGGTCGCGTCCTTCTCGAAGGACAGCGACGTCTGGACGTTCAAGGTGCTGCCGACGGACATCCCCGGCTTCCCCACGGAGATCGTCACCCGCGCCGCCCAGATCGTCTGCTCCTACGCGAACCTCATGGGCGACGCGGCGGCCCAGATCGCGGACCGCGGGCTGCCGGAGTCGTCCGCGGAGCCGCCGAGCCCGGACGTCGCAGCCTCGGTCGCCTCCTTCTACGCCCTCGTCGGCGCCGTGCCGCAGAACGAGACGTGCGCGGTGCTCGTGTGCCTCGTCTCGTTCGCCGGCGCCCTCTGCCAGGTCGGTGCCTGATGGAGAAGTGGCTCATCGTCGCCGTCGTCGTCGTCACGGTCAGTGGCCTCGACTACCTCTGGCTCCGCCTGGAGGCGCGCCACCGTTGGCACGGCCGGTCGCTGACCTCAGTCGCAATCGACGTCCTCGACGAGCGGCGCCGCCAGGACCAGAAGTGGGGCATCCAGAACCATCCTGACGTCTCCGAGCCCGACGACCCGGACTACGTCGCGATGGTCGTCGAGTCCTCCATGGATCGCGCGGAGCACTGGAAGGCGGAGAACGCCCGCCGGGTCGAGCAGGGCAACCTCTCGTGGGACGGGATCCTCCTGGAGGAGGTCTACGAGGCCCTCGCCGAGACCGACCCCGAGCGCAAGGCCGAGGAGCTCATCCAGGTCGCCGCCGTCGCCCAGGTCTGGGTGGAGTGCATCGATCGCAGGCTCGACGCCGCGGAGGTCATCGCGGGCAAGCGCCAGGCGGTGCTCCCGTGAAGATGACCGCCGGCACCGACTCCACCAGCGCGCGGCTCATCGCCGCGGCCCAGGCCATCCAGCTCGCCGAGCGTTTGCCCGACGCGACCGCCAAGACGGTCGTCAACCGCGCCAAGGCGGCGAGGGCAGCCATCGTCGCCTGCGAGCCGTCGCTCGCCCTCTCGGTCCTCAGGGACATCGAGGAGGTAGTCGCTGACTGCGGCGACGCCGAGGTCATCGAGGTCGTGAAGCGGCGGATCGAGGAACTCCGTCGGCCGGTCGAGTTCGCCGCGAGGCGCTCGTGATCATCCGACAGAGCGACCTGGCGTCCTTCCAGCGCTGCGCGCAGGAGGTCAAGCTCCGTCGCCTCGCCGTCGAGCAGGGCTGGGCCGAGCCCGCGCTCTCGGCGACCCTGCGCGGCAGCGTCCTGCACTACGCCTTCATGGTCCTCGCCCGGCTGATGCACGAGGGCCGCGAGGACGCACTGGAGGTCGCGCTCGCGACGTTCGAGCACTACTGGGACCCGCGCCACATCACGGAGCTGGAGGGCATCGACCGGCCCGTCGACGAGTGGATCGGCACGGACACCTGGGGCGGCCTGCTCCAGCGCTCCCTCGGCAACCTCCGGGCCGCGGCTGCCTGGCTGAAGCGTGACAAGGCGGTGCTGCTCGGCCTGGAGCACTCCTTCGACGTGCCCATCGTGATCGACGGCGAGGAGCACACCCTCCACGGGACCGTCGACATGCTCAACCTCCGCATGGTCAACAGCCGGCCCGAGCTCGGCATCGACGACCTCAAGGGGTACCGGCGGAAGAAGACCCGGCTCGACCGGGCGACCCAGTGGACCGTCTACTCCTACGCCTCGCTGCAGCCCCAGTTCTGGGTGCCCTTCTACGAGAACGCCGAGGTCCTGGAGGGCTTCGCGGAGGTCGTCGACCGCCTCGACCTGCGCGGCCTCGCGCTCTACCCGCCGGCGACGCCCGACGAGCGCACGGTCATCCCCCGCGTGGGCCGCCTGCTGTGGGCCTGGGACGGCTTCGAGGTCCAGTCCACCGGCTACCGCACGGACCTGCACTACGCCCAGCTCCGCGCCCAGCTCCGCGAGTACATCGGCGCGGTCCGGCACGGCGTCTGGCCCCTGACCGTCGACGCCCACGTCTGCGACTACTGCCCGTTCGGCGGTCTGCGAGCCGACGGCTCCGGGCTCCCCATCTGCGGCGACGCACCCATCCCACCCCGACAGGAAGGCATCCAGTGACCGGCCCCATCACCCACGAGGAGCACCAGGCGATCGAGCGCCTGGACCGCCTCTCCGACGTCATCGCGAGGTGGCGCATGGAAGTCGACCCCGGCGCGGAGTACGCCGCCAAGGTCGCCCAGGAGATCGCCACCGTCGGCACCTACCTGCTCGACAACCCGCGGCCCGTCGTCCAGCCGCACGTCTCGTACGAGGGCGACGACCTCGCCGCCCTCCGCATGAGCATCGACGAGCGGATCGAGCGCCTCGGCACGGGCTTCGAGGACGAGGACGAGGACCCGATCCTCGCGCTCGTCGCCGACCTGATCGAGTACCGGGTCGCGCTCTGGGACGAGCCCGCCGGCTACGTGCTCGCCGAGCCGACCAAGGCCCTCTGGCAGCAGGACCAGGCCGTCGAGGAGGCGCTGGGCGAGCTGGAGCAGGTCCTCAGCGACGAGCCGGTCATCGTGCCCGCCTCGGAGCTGGCGCACGTGGACCACGGCCTCCTGCTGCGCGCCACGCACCTGCACTCCACCGACGGCGCCTGCCTCAAGCACCGCTCGGGCCCGCCGTGCAACCCGGCGAAGGGGATGGCCGACCACCCCTCCAGCAACACCTACGCGGGCGTCGCCGGCGCGCTGCGCAACCCGGTCAAGGGCGGCCCGGCCACCCACGTCGCGATCAACCTGGTGGTGACCCTGTGATCCAGATCAAGACCACCGGCCTCGACGACTACCTCGACGGCGACGGCGGCACCACGAACATCAAGGCGCTCATCCTCGGGCGCCCCGGCACCGGCAAGACGCGCGGTGCCTCGTACTGGAAGCGCCCCTTCCTGATCGACGGCGAGAAGAGCCGCTCGGTCCTGAACGACCGCCCGACCCCGTACGCCGAGGTCTCCTGCGCGGAGGACCTCAAGGAGATCATCCGCTACCTCAAGGTCGAGGCGGGCAAGCCCAACCGGAAGTACGACACGGTCATCGTCGACACGGTCGACGGCATCCAGCTGAAGCTCATCAAGGAGCGTCTGGCGAAGGTCAAGCGCGACCGGATGGAGGCCTACGAGGGCGACTACGACGCCGTCAACACGCCGCTCACCGACTTCATCGACGAGCTCCGTGAGCTGCCCTACAACGTCGTCGTCAACGTCCACCTCAAGGAGGCCGGCAAGGTCGCCAAGAAGGACGACCCGGGCCCCGCGGCGCGCGGCGACGACACGATCACCCAGGCCCAGGCGTGGGACCCGGACCTCGCAGGTGGGATCCGCCAGAAGCTTGCCGGCTGGTTCGACCTCGTGGGCCTGATGGAGAACACCTGGACGGTCAAGGACGGCAAGAAGGTCATCGGTCGCCAGATCCGCTGGCAGCCCACGCCGGAGCTGCCCTACCTCAAGGACCGCCTCTACGCCTTCCCGCCCGTCACGCCCGTCAACTTCGAGGACGCCGACTACGAGCGGCTGGTCGGGTACCTCCAGAAGAAGGCCGCGCGGCTGAAGCCGGGTGAGGTCGTCGAGGAGATCGGCGAGCCGAGCAAGGCGGCACCGCCGGACATCCCGGGCGGGCCCGTCAAGGCCGAGCCGTCGGGCGTCCTCCCGAGGCCGCGCGCCGCCGCCAAGCCGAAGGGGGCGAAGGCAGAGGGCGCCGCGAAGGACGCGCCCGAGCCCGCCCCCGATCCGACTCCCGAGGTCCCGTCGGCGGAGGGCCCGGCGCCCGAGGCGGTCACCGCCCCGCTCGACCAGGTCGTCGACGCCGAGGTCGTCACCGAGGCCGCAGCCGAGCCGGAGGTCGCGCCCGAGGAGGCCGTCGCCGCCGTCCAGGAGGTCCTCGGCGGGGAGGTCGTCGCGGAGGAGGTCGACTACGCCGCCCAGGCCGAGAAGGCCACCAACCGCGAGGAGATCCGCGCGATCTGGGACGCGGCGAAGACCGCCGGCCAGCTCACTTCTGCCCTGAAGGCGCGGCTCACCGTTCTGGGCCGCAAGCTCGCGGCCTGATTCAGCAAGAACAGCACCGAGAAACGAGAAGGGAAAACAACGGAATGCCCAAGGCATCGGTCGAGCAGGGCTCGCCCTACTACTTCGAGGAGGGCGAGTACGCCGCGATTCTCCTGAGCGTCAAGGAGAACCACGTCGAGTTCACCTACAAGTCGCACCACAAGGCGGTGCAGAACGGCAAGGCGCGGGTCGGCGACAAGGGCGCCTTCGACAACTGGCTGTGGGAGTTCAAGCTCCTGGAGGGCAACCGGGCCGGCGAGACGATCACCCTCACGACCGACCCCAAGGTCGAGCTGGAGGGCTGGTCGCCCGCACGGGTCGCGTACGAGGCGCTCCTCGGGCAGCCGCTGGAGCTCGGTCAGGACGTCGACACGGACCTGGTCTGCGGCCTCCGCGCCCGGGTCGTGATCGCCAACCTGGAGCCGGAGACCCGCGGCGACCGCACCTACTACAACTCCCGCGTCACGGACGTCCTGCCGGCGAAGGACGGCGACGACTCGATCGACGAGCCCGACTCGGACGAGCCCCCGTTCTGACGGACCCCGGCGGGGCGGTATGCCCACGCGCGCTCTGCGGACCGCGCCTGTAGCCCGCCCCGCCGGCCGCCCGGCTCCCACCACTTCCTGCGCTAGCAGCAATCGAGAGGATCCCCGTGTCTGACCTGGACGTCCGCGGCTACCTGCGGTCCAAGGCCCTCGACGTGAAGGCCGCGGGCAAGGAGCTCGTCGTCCCCTGCTTCTTCCTCTGCGGGGAGCCCGGGGACTCCCGCAAGAAGAAGCTCTACGTCAACGCCGAGCACGGCGCGTTCTCCTGCAAGGTCTGCGGCACCGAGGGTGGCTGGCGCCGCATCCTTGAGCACTTCGGCGACGAGGAGCGCGCCGACACCTTCAAGCCCTCGCGGCGCCTGCAGGTCAACGCCGAGTACGTCCGGGCCTGCCAGGACGCGCTCATGGCGAACGAGCGTGCGCTCACCTACCTCTTCGACCGCGGCCTCACGCTGGACACGATCGAGGCCGCCCGCCTGGGCTACCACCCCAAGGGCACGGCGATCGTCGAGCACCTGCCCTCGGCCCTGAAGCCGGGCGGCTTCACGCGGGACGAGCTGCGCGAGTCCGGCCTGCTCACCGCGAGCGGCCGCGACTTCCACGAGGGCCGGATCATCCTGCCGTACGTCGTCTCCGGCCAGGTCGTCCAGGTCCGCGGCCGGGCGCTCGACCCCAAGGCGCAGATCAAGTACGCCACGCCCGCCGGCGACGAGGTGCGCCTCTACAACTCCGACGCGCTGCGCGGCGCTGACGCGGTGATCGTCGTCGAGGGCGAGATCGACCTGCTCATGCTGCAGCAGGCGCTCCAGTCCTCTCCCGACGTCCGTGCGCGGAACCTCGCGGTCGTCGCCGTGCCCGGGTCGCAGGCGCTGCCCGGCGGCAAGGAGGGGTTCGGCGAGTACTTCGAGGACATCCGCCGGGTCTACGTCGGCTTCGACAGCGACAACGCCGGCAAGCAGGGCGCGATCAAGGTCAAGGACATGCTCGGGGCCAAGGCCCGGGTCGTCGAGCTCAAGGGCGCGAAGGACTGGGCCGAGCTCATCGCGGACGGCTCGACCTGGCGCGACGTCATGGACCTCGTCGCCGAGGCCGACATGCGCGGCAAGAGGGTCTTCTCGAGCGAGGAGTCGGCCCGGAAGCTCTTCGCGATCGAGCAGGGCAAGCCCGGCATCAAGACGGGCTTCGCCAGCCTCGACGCGTTCCTCGCCCCCGGCCTCCTGCCGGGCGGCGTCACGATCCCGCTCGCGAAGACGGGCAACGGGAAGTCGATCTTCCTCGCCAACGTCGCCTACTACGCCCGCCACGTCCCGACGCTCTACATCACGCTGGAGCTCACCGCGGCGGAGACCTACAACCGCCTGCGCCGGATCACTCGCTTCCACCACCCGACCGCGGGCGAGCGCGAGGTCTGGGCCCAGTACCCGCTGCTCGGCCTCGTCGAGGACAACCGGCTCTCCCCCGAGGACTTCGAGCGCCTCGTGGAGGAGTTCGCCGAGGAGCGCGGCGAGCGCCCCCAGCTGGTCTTCGTCGACCACCTCACCTACTACGCCCACTACCAGAAGGGCGCCGGCGAGTACGAGAAGACGACCGCCGCCGTCATGCAGCTGAAGGAAGAGGCCAAGCGGCACGAGGTCCACATCATCGCGCCGTCGCAGGTCAACCGGACCAAGAAGCAGGGCGAGGCCCTGGAGCTGGAGAGCGCTCGCAACTCGGGGGCGATCGAGGAGACGGCCGACTTCGCCCTGGGCATCTGGCGGCCGCACCTGGCCGACGACGTGGCCGGAGCGGCCCAGGCCGGCGCGGTCGGGGACGACCTGAACATCTCGATCCTCAAGTCGCGGCACGGCAACCAGGGGCGCATCGCTCCGCTCGTCTTCTCGGCCGCCTCCCTCGTGATGGTCGACCGCGCCGACCGCAGAAACGCCCAGCGCGTGGCGCTGGAGAACGCCGCCATCAACCGCGGCGAGAAGTACCAGGCCATCTATGACCGCGACCGCCAGCGGGCGTGGGCAGACCAACAGGGAGCGCTGCTCCCCTCCGGAAAGGACACCGCAAGTGGCAACTGCTGACCCCACCCCGACCGAGGCGGCCGAGGAGGCCCCCGAGCAGGTCGAGATGATCGAGGTCCTGCGTATCGGCCTCGCGGGCGACCTGCCCGACGGCACCATGAACCGCCTCCACGTCGTCGTGCTGAGCGAGTTCCCCGTGCCCTTCGCGGCCGCCGTCTCCGCGCTCCAGTTCGCGGGCTCGCCCGAGGCGATCACGTCCCTCGTTCGCGAGGAGCTCGCGGCGCTGGGAGCGGACCCCGAGGACGTGCCGGCCCCGTCCGACCCAGCCGAGGAGGTCGGGGCGTGACGACCAGCGGCTTCTTCCAGAGGAAGGCGGTCGTCGTCCAGGCGATCCGGTGGGACCGGGCGGAAGCCGGGTACGACGTCCTGGAGTGGGCCGACATGCGCGCTGCCGAGCAGGGCGTGGGCTTCGCCGAGGTGACCTACGACGAGTTCGTCGCTGGGCCGTCGGAGCCCGAGACCGGCGAGGACTGGGGCCTCCTGCAGGTGGAGACCGCCACGGGCAAGGCGACGATGGCGCCCCACGACTGGCTCGTGCAGGGCTCGCTCGGCGAGTTCTCCGTGGTGACCACCGAGGTCTTCGAGGCGACCTACGAGCGGCTCGGGGGCGACCGTGTCCCTTCGTGACGAGAACCTCCGCATCGCCCTGACGAAGGCGATCGCGGATGCGATGGCCGGCGCGATGGCCAAGCTGCGCGAGGCCCACTTCGCCACGCTCCTGGAGCAGTACGACGAGGTCGGCACCAAGCAGTTCTCCGTGGCCCTGCCGGACGGCACCAAGGTCGCCACGATCACCCTGACCGAGAAGAAGGAAGCCTTCGAGGTCACCGACGAGATCGCGTTCCTCACCTGGGCCCAGGAGAACCTGCCCGAGGACGCGATCCACGAGGTCGTCGTCCCGCCCGTCCCCGAGATGCGCTTCATCGAGGTCGACCCGAAGGCCCAGGCGGCGCTGATCAAGCGGCTCGACCACCGCGGCGACCTCGCCTTCGACCCCGAGACCGGCCAGGCCGTCGACGGCATCACCTACCGGCCCGCGGGGCGCCCGTCGCAGTTCGCGGTCACGTACGTGAACAAGGACGAGGGGCGCGAGCGGCTCATCGACGCCTGGCGTGCCGGCGACCTCGCCGAGCTCGTCGGCACGGACGTGCTGCCCGCGATCGAGAGCGGGTCCTGATGGGGTACGCCGAGAAGACGGACGTCTCCAGTGCGCAGTCGCGCATCGAGCTGGAGCGGATCCTGGAGCGCTACGGCGCCGAGCAGTTCGCGTACATGAGCCGCCCGGGACAGGCCGTGGTCGCCTTCGTGCACCTCGACCGCCAGGTGCGCTTCGTCCTGCCGCTGCCGGACCGGAACGACCGTCGCTTCACGCACACGCCCGACCGCGGCCTGGTCCGCTCGGCTGACGCGGCCGCGCGCGAGTACGAGCAGGCGGTTCGGCAGCGGTGGCGCGCCCTGTGCCTGGTCGTCAAGGCCAAGCTCGAAGCGGTCGACGCGGGCATCACGACGTTCGACGAGGAGTTCCTCGCGAACCTCGTGCTGCCGGGCGGCGCGAGCGTCTACGAGTCGATCGCCGAGGACATCTCGGTCGCCCGCCTCACCGGCGCCGTGCCCGTGCTCCAGATCGCGGCCCGATGACACCGGCCCCCTACCCGTGCGCGGCGCAGCCCGGCCGCGGCCTCGTCCATCTCGACGGGCCGTGCCGGTGCTTCGCCGGCGGGCCGGCGCCTGCCTTCCCGCAGGTCCCCCGGCTCGACGAGGGCGAGGGGGCGAAGTGAGCGATGGAGCAGGACCGGATCTACCAGGCGATCGCCAAGAGGCACAGCGGCCTGAAGCAGGACGGCTTCCCCGGACTCGACCAGGTCGACGCAAGGGCACGTGGGCCGCTCGCGAAGGTCTTCGCCCGCGAGGCGGGTGTGACCCGCTGGCGGGAAGTCGAGGTGTGGCCCCAGGAGGAGGACGCAGGTGAATGACCCGACGGACGGCACCGTCTTCGACGCGCTTCACCGGCTCTTCGGGGCGGGCGAGTTCACCGGGGACGACGCCGAGTGGCACCGGTGGCGGGCGCAGGAGATCTCGAAGATCAAGGCCTACCGCACCAAGCGGAACGTCGACCCCTTCGAGCTCGTGCGCGCCGCCCAGTACTGCCGCCGCCACGGCATCTGGATCAGAGCCCATTGGGAGCTCTACGAGCACCTCGCCGCGGCCAACCGCGAGGAGCTCGACCGCCAGCGCGCCGCGGAGATCGCGGACCTCGACGGCCTCATCGAGGACGCCCTGGCGATCGAGCTCACCAACCCGGACAGCCCTTGGGTCGACCGGCTCATCCGGGCCGCCGGCCCCGCACGGAAGGAGGTCTACGACGCATGGAAGCAGTGGTCCTCCGCTTCCCAGCGCCGCGACGGGACTGCACCGACTGCGCCTTCCACCGGGCCGGCTGGTGCACGACCTGGGGGGAGGCCGTAGGTGGCCCGTCGTCTGACCTGGACGCCCAAGCCTGCGAGCACTTCGAGCGCCAGGAAGGCGAAGGTCGAGCTGACGGGCAGGCACCGGCACGGGTGTACGACCTGCAGCGCCACCTACGAGGACGCCTGCGACGACCCCTGGGCGAACGGCCGCTGCACCCCTCATCGCCACCCTGAGCGGCTCGCCCCGATCTGGGAGCAGAACCTGCGCCCGCAGGAATGCTGCGCCGCCTCCATCGAGGCCACGCCCGCCGACATCGCGACCTACCGACTCGGCGGCGACGCGCCCTGGTGGATCTGCCCGACCTGCAAGAGACCCCACATCTTCAAGCCGCGCCCGACCGGGCCCGGCGAGACCCGAGAGGAGAGCACGTGACCACCACCCCTGCTGACGACGAGGTCGACTTCGACCCCGACGCCAAGCCCGACGACTTCGACACCGCGATGGGCCAGGCGCTCGCCGAGGCGGCCGGCAGCGCGCCGCGGCACAACGTCGGCGGCTCCGACGACGCCGAGCGCGAGCCCCTGATGTTCGAGGGCCGCGAGGTCAAGAAGACCGAGGTCGTCATCAAGGGCCTCACCGGCCTGTCCGAGGCGTACGAGGGCCTGAGGATCGGCATGGACGACCGCGTGCGCCTCGTCGTCGAGACCCGGGCCACGAAGGTCAACCACTACGTCGACAAGGACGGCGAGCTCGTGCGCTCGCAGGAGCTCAAGGTCCTCGTCGCGGACATCGTGCCGTGGGACCCGACGAACCCGAGCGACGACGGGATCCTCCGCGCATGAGCACCCACGCGGACATCCTGACCGCGCTCGCCGAGCCCCGAGCCGAGGTCATCCTCGCCGGCGACCGCGTGCGCACCCGGGACGCCTTCTACCGCGTGGCGTCCCGGGTGGACCCGGTCACGATCTCGCGTGCCGTCGGTCGCGAGCACGTCGAGCTCGGCAACGGCGCGCGCCTCCTGGTGGCTCCGGGCTGGCCGCAGATGCGCGGGATGCACCCCGACCGGATCTTCGTGCTCGGCGAGCTCAGCGACCAGTTCCGCACGGAGTGCATCGCCCTGCTCCGGCCGGGCGGCGTCCTGGTGCACGAGCCGTGAGGGCGCTCCTGGCCATCGACCCGGGCAACACAGAGTCCGGCTGGGTCGTCATCGACCCGACGACCAGCCGTCCGCTCGCCTTCGCCAAGAGCCCGAACGCCGAGCTCCTGGAGATGCTCCGCGGCCGCTACTTCCCGGTGAGGGCGGCCCAGGCCGGCGCGAGCGAGACCGCCTTCGACGTCGACCGAGTCGTGATCGAGATGGTGGCGTCGTACGGGATGCCCGTCGGCGCGGAGGTCTTCGAGACCTGCGTGTGGATCGGGCGCTACCAGCAGGCCCTCGTCGACGAGTGGAGCCTCGACGCGGCCCTCGTCTACCGGCAGCCGGTGAAGCTCCACCACTGCCATTCCACGAAGGCGACCGACGCCAACATCCGCCAGGCGTTGGTGGACCGGTTCGCGAAGGGTCTGCCCAACTTCGGGAAGGGCACCAAGAAGGCCCCGGGCTGGTTCTTCGGATTCGGCAAGGACGTCTGGCAGGCGTACGCGCTCGCCGTCTACGCGGCGGACACGGAGTAGGTGCACGTGATCACGCTCGGGGTCCGAATGACGGCGCAGACGGACGGTTCGCAGGTCTGTCAGGGGGACCCCGAGCTGTTCTTCTCGGAGGTCTCGGCCGACAACGTCGCCGCAGCCAAGGCGTGCAGCCACTGCCCGTTTCAGCTGCCGTGCCGCCTCGAAGGTCTGGTCAACGACGAGGAGGGCGTGTGGGGCGGCTGGTCCTACAACCGGCGCCGCCGGATGGGTCAAGCCGGCCGCCAGCGCGCAATCGAGGAACTGCGGTTTCTGCTAGCACAGGAAAGGACGGGATTGGCCTCTTGACTGACAGCGATGTCAAGATTCTCGCGGTCCAGATCACCGACTCCGGAATGGAGTTGGTCGTCGCCGCAGAGAGCGAACGAAGGAAGGGACTGGGCGTCGCCCACAGCTACTTCGTCGATTTCGCCGGAGAGCGTTTCGGGCAGCAGGCCCGCGACATTCTCGACGAGATCGAGGACCTGGCAGAACGTGTCCACGTCGGCTGGAAGCGAGAGCCGAAGGCAGAGCCCGACAAGGAGGTGAGCGAGGAGTGAAGGTCTACGTCGCGGGGCCCATGCGCAAGCGCCGGGCCTTCAACTTCCCCGCCTTCATGGAGGCCACCAGCGAGCTCCTGCAGCTCGGGCACGAGGTCTTCAACCCCGCCCAGCGGGACATCGACACCGGCTTCGACCCGCTCGGCATGACCGGGTTCGAGGACCTCAACGACGGCACGCACCGCTTCGACCTCCGCGAGGCCCTCGCGGCCGACACCGCGTGGATCGCCACCCAGGCGGAAGCGCTGTGCCTGCTGCCCGGGTGGGAGGAGTCCTCGGGCGCCCGGGCGGAGGTGGCCCTCGCCGCGGCCCTCGGGCTCCAGGCTGGCGAGCTCGCCGACTTCTACATCGGGAACACCCTGCGGCCGGCAGCGGACTTCTACGCCGCCCGGTGGAACGCGAACCCGCCCAAGGTCGAGGGCGAACCGGTCCGCATCCACCTCACGGCCAACCGCCCGGGCACGCCCGGCGCGCCCCTGAGCGTGAACCCGGGCGCAGCGTCGCTCGGCACGCTCAGCATCGAGGACCTCGGCGGCCGCGACGGAGACGGCTCCCACGAGGTCATTCCGCAGGGCGACGAGGTGCGCTTGACCTCCTCCACCGGTGGCCAGAAGGGCGACAAGGAGGCCCGGTTCGACCTCATCCCCGCCCGGCCGCTGTGGGAGCTCGCGACCCTCTACGGCCGCGGCGCCCAGAAGTATGCCGAGCGCAACTGGGAGAGCGGCTACGAGTTCCACCTGTCGTTCTCCGCCGCCATGCGCCACGCCTGGTCGTGGTGGAACGGGGAGGACCGCGACCCCGAGACCGGCGTCAGCCATCTCGTCAACGCCGCCTGGCACCTCCTCAACCTCGTCCAGCTCCAGATCACCCACCCCGAGCACGACGACCGCCCCCAGCGGCGTCTCCCGCTCACCATCCCGAAGGGGGCGCTCCAGCGCCGCCCGCTCCCCACCCCGAGAGGAACCATCTGATGTTCGTCCTGCTCCTGCTGCTCGCGGTCGCCGCGATCGGCGTGGCGATCGGCTCGTGCTTCGCGCCGAAGAAGTCGTCGTACGGCACCCCGATGCGCTCGATCCTGCGGCTCGCGGCCGGCGCCCTCGCCGTGCTCGCGGTCGTCGTCGGGCTCTTCTCGACGATCTACACCCAGCGGCCCGGCGAGGCGAAGGTCATCCTCAACTGGGGTGGCGGCGTCGCCGACGTCGACACGACGCCCGGCATCAGCTTCAAGGCGCCCTGGCAGTCGGCCAGCACGTGGGATCTGCTCTCGCAGACCGCCACGTACGCCGGCGACGACAAGGCGGTGCCCGCGTACACCGAGGGCAACATCCAGGGCAAGGAGATCACCGTCTCGCTCGCCAAGGGCGTGCAGGGCGACATCGACGCCCAGATCACCTACTCGCTGGACGCCGACAAGGCGACGCTGACGGACCTCTACAACCGGTTCCGCTCCCAGGAGTCCTTCACCCGCCAGATCATCCAGACCAACAACCTCTCCGAGATGCGCGAGGGGCCGAAGGAGATGGACGCCGTCACCTTCCGTGGTGAGGGCCGTGCGTCGGTGGAGCAGTCGGTGAAGGCCGCCCTCAACGATATCTACCGCCCGTACGGCGTGACGGTCTCGCAGGTCACCATCCAGGGCATCCGGTTCTCCGACAGCGTGGAGGCCTCGATCCAGGAGGCCGCCGCGGCCGCCCAGCGCCAGGTCACGGCCCAGGCCAACCTCGCGGCGACTCAGATCGACGCCCAGGCCCAGGTCGTCCAGGCCGAGCAGGCGGCGAAGGCGGCCGTCGCGAAGGCCCAGGGCGAGGCGGACGCGAACGCGCTGCTCGCCGCGTCGCTCACCCCCCAGGTGCTCCAGCAGCACTACATCGACGCCCTGAAGGCCGGCACGGTGTTCGTGGTGCCGGAGGGCTCGAACCCGCTCGTCCAGGTCCCCAGCGGCCACTGAGATGAGCGACCAGGAGAAGGCGGACTTCCTCCGCGAGACCGCCGAGGCTGTCATGGCCGAGAGGTGGGGCGGGCGCGTCTGGAGGCTGTGCGCCTTCGCCTGGTTGACCGCCCGCGCTGACCGCCTCGCACCCAGGAAGGCGAAGCGGTGAGGCACATCGCGGGCCGGGTCCCCGTCTCCGCTCCAGAGGCTCCCCTCGGGGGGTCTCTGGAGCGGGGCGAGGTCGACTGGGACGGATCGGCGAGCTACGGGACGCCGGTCCAGCCGACGCGGCGCTACGACCGGGCCAACGTGAACACCTCGAAGATCCGCGGCTCCAACGACATGCACTACCTGGCCGTCGACATCGACCACCCGGCTCAGCTCATCCCCAGCAGCACGCCGGGCCACTCCCACCTCTACATCGCGAAGCCGCTCACGTGGCCCGAGATGGTCGACGTGCTGGGCGCCCTCGCCCGGGTGGGGATCGTCGAGCCCGGCTACGCCGCGGCGGCCATCCGGCAGGGCCACACGACGCTCCGACTGCCCTGGGTGCGCAAGAGCCGGCGACCTCGAAGCCGGCGCCGCTACCGCGAGCCCGATCCCCCGTCCGACTTCCTGCCGCTGCTGCTGCTCACTCCGAACGGAGACCCCTTCTGATGACCACCCCGGAGCCCGGCCAGGTCTGGGCGGACAACGACCCCCGTGTTGCCGGTCGGACGATCCAGATCGCCGCCATCGAAGGCGACGTGGCCCTCTGCACCGTGCTGACCAACAGCGACGCGGACCAGCGCGACATCGACCTGCTCGGCTCTCACGGGCCTCGCGGTCGGTACGTCGCCGGCGGCTGGGTCCCGGGCGACCGCCGAGGCGCCACCACCCGAGTCCGGCTCTCGCGGCTGCGGCCGACGTCGACCGGCTTCCGACTGATCGAGGAGACACGATGACGTTCGCCGTCGGGGACAAGGTCCTGATCGTCTGCCACAACCGGCCGTCCCAGGCCCCGGTCGAGGCCGAGGTGCTCTCGGTCGCGCGCAAGTACCTCTTCGCGCGCCCGCGCGGCGGTGGCCCCGCCTCGGGCGCGCGCTTCGACAAGGAGACGGGTGCCGAGAAGGACGGCGGCTTCTACCACCGCACGATCTACACCCCGGAGGCCCTCGCCGAGAAGCGCGAGCGCGACACCCTGGGGCAGCGCCTCGCGTTCGCCACGCGCCCGTCCAACTGGACGAGGCGCCTCAGCCTGGAGGAGCTCCGCGCGGTGGCGGCCATCGTCGCGCCCGTCGCCGACGAGGAGGCGAGCCGCTGATGCCCACGCCTCCCCCGCCGCCGACGCCGGCGTTCTGCACGGTCATCGAGGCTCGCAAGCCGAAGACGAAGATGCACCGGACGCTCGGGCACGCCAAGGCCGCGTTCTGGCGCTACGACCGGACGTGCCGCCGCGAGGTCCAGCGCTCGTGGGGCACGTCTCACGAGTACGCCCTCGCGCCCGGTCAGCTCTACCGGTGGGACTCGGACGCCAAGG